TAAAGATACTATCGAGGGTGTCATCAACATCAACAAGAACACAGCTAGCAAATTGCCTAAGGGGAGTCCGCACACCTCCCATGATAGGGGTGGGGATGTTGATTTTGTGCTGTGAGATTGCGTCGTAGTATCGTCTGATGTATTCAAGACGTGTTTCCTGTGGGTATTGTTGGAAAAGAGTCGCAGCAATCAGGACATACATGAATTGAGGGGTCTCGAAGATTTTCCCTGCGCTACGATCTTGTACGAGGTATTTATCAGTGACCTGTCGAAGACCAGCATATGTAAACAAATAGTCACGATCATGCTCTACGAAAGAGTTAATCTCTTCCCATTCTTCTCTAGAGTATGCATTAATTAGAGGTTTATCATACACACCTAACTCCACACCCTTTTCTAGTTGCTCTAGGACCGTAGGGTGACCGTCTGGGTGACCATTATATACTGCCTTACGAAGACCAAACAAAAGAAGTCTAGCAGCAACAAATTGATAGTTAGGTGCATCGAGACTAATCAAATCATTAGCAGACTTGATCAGGATCTCTTGGATGTCTTCAGTCTTAATTCCATCAAAGATCTGAAGGTTGGCATTCATCTCAACAGCAGACTCAGAGACACCAGCAAGTCCTCTGCAAGCAAGTTCTACCATCTTATGAATCTTTTCAAGGTCCAGTTGTGTTACTTGACCATCTCTTTTAATGACTGTGATGTCACTCATACTTTTTTCCATTCGCTAAATTTAATCCTTGCTGATATTCCCTGATGGGTGTTTTGTTTAATAATGCTGTAGACATCAATGCCTGCGAGTATCATATCATTGATATCTTTTTGGCGCAAACCCTTTGGCCATATGACTACGGGGTCGTTGGAATCGATTGCTCTTTTGATTCTATCGGTAATTTGTTGATTTCGTGGCTCGTTATCATAGACCCAAATAGGATTGCTGATACCCCAACGACGAGGATCAACATCAGCTCCGCACATAGCAATCGCCTGTGGAATAAAGAGACTGTCAAATGGTCCTTCTGTAACATAGACTGGAGCTCCTTCTCTGATTTTATCAAGTCCATAAAGTTTTGGTGCCTCGTCGTCAAATAGAATCGTGATGTATCTGAGGTTAGATTTAGGAGACAAGGATCTACCTTGCACACCAAACCACTTTCCGTCTTTATTCTTCAGTGGAATGATGATACGAGGTCTATCGTTTTGTAAATTATCAAACGTATGACGCTGAGTGTTTACCCATCTCTTAAATTTATCAACATAATACAGGTCCTCAAGACAATGCTCGGGAATCTTCCTACTCTCTAAATAATCTCTCGCTGGATGTCCTTTATTTAGCTCATTGATAGGGGTAAGGTCTGTTACTTTCTTAGCAAAGTAAGGAGTTGCTGATGGAATTTTTGGGTTAGCAGTCCGTCTACCTTTACCTGTCTGATTGTTACGATATTTCTCCATGAGAAATTCATCGTAAAGATCACTAGCGTTATCTTTTAGGAAGTTAGCGAGTCCAACACCTTTACCACAGTTGTGACATTTATAAACGTATTCATTTTTGACCGCAAAAAAATACCCCCGTGCTTTATTGGTGTGCTTCTGTGAGTCACCACAATAAGGACATCGGAAGTTATAAACTCCTGGTCGGATATTCTTAAATTTTAGAAGACGTGTGCTCAGTTGCCTGACAAACTTATCCTCTACTACGGTCATGCAAGGTAATGAATCTCTGCAGATATGTTAGCAGAGTCATTGGCATTCGTCAACTGTCTGAGAAGGGACTGGCCTGGCACAGATAGTAGGAAGGATATGACTGCAAGACCACCGAAGATGGTCCACATCTTTTTCTCCATGACCCTCAGACGATCATCGATCAGTCTGATGTCACGCTCGCATCCTTTCTTGATTGAGTCTGTGTCTTTGTTGAGATCAGAATGAAGTCTGTCGATCTTTTCAAACAGCACTTCATCGATACGATCTTGCTTATCTAATTTTTCGTTATGGACTGCTAACAGTTGACCCATCTTCACAGAGTTTTCCTGTAAAGAGTCAACAACTCTTTCTAGTCTTTCAATAATAGCAGTATTGATGTCTGACATTACTCCGCCCTGAGTGCTGCTTGTCTTTTCTTCCAATAGAATTGGATGACTTCATTAGGATACAGTCTCTTGACTGCAAGCTTCTTGAAATTTTCTGGACGGTAGATCTTTCGCAAGTCTATCTTCAATGCTGCTTCAGACTTACTGTAGAGCACATACTGCTCTGCTCCGTCATATGAAATGAGGAAGGGAAGATAGGAGGTATCTTTCTGCGCTCCTTCAGTCTTCATCATTTCCTTATTACTCATAGCATAGCGTCTACGTTTCTTCACCTTACCCTTTCCTAGGATAGGATCGAAACCTGCCACAGGACCACTTGCATTAGCAGATCCAGAGAATCCACCAGTGCCTGCGCTCATTGTTGGGGCATCTTCGTTAATCATACGCTATCTAAGATTGCTGTTACTTCAGGACAGGGATCTACTTGTTGTAGACACCCAGCAATCTCAGGATACCTATCAAGGTAGATCAAAAATGATTTTAATATAGACCAATATTCTTCTTCGAGTTTATACATCAAGAGAGGAATGGTGCCTTCACCGAATACATTAAACAGAATGATGAGGTGATTAAGAATCAAGTTGGTGCGGAGGACATGGGTTTTAGTATAACGTTTGAAGAGTCTCTTCAAATACTTAAACTTTTTCATGTCCTCCATAAAGTCATCTACAGTAACCGACTGAGGGTTATCGTAGTGCTTAATTGCAAACATTAAATGATTCTTCTCGTTTAGATACTCAAAATACATGCATTATATAACGTTGTTTATTACGATCCGAATGTCAGAGTTGCTGCGCCGTCAGAGATAATCTCTTCTGTGCCACCTGTGGAGGTGATCTTAACTCTATACTTGTAACCATCCAGTGAATCATCACCGAGACTGCTGTATGCCAGAGTCGCAGTAGTGAAGTCTGCATATGTTACGCCAGTGTCAAGAGATGCACTGATGTTAACCCAGCGTGTAGTAGCATTTGCTGTTTGACGCTGCCACTGATAGGTGAGAGTGCCAGGTGTGCCACTGGTGCTTGTGCTGACTGCAAACGTACCAGCTCCAGAGGAGGAAGTAGAAGCAGCGGGTTGAGAAGAGATAGTCACAGCGGATGCTGCATCTGCCACGATGGTGTCATCAGCATCGTCACCTGCTGCAGCAGCAGTAGCGTGGACGAATGCAAGGCACTCAGCCTTATGACGTGTATCACCATTGTGAGTGACATAGGTCTCATAGAGCCACCAACCAGGACCAGTAATACCGCGAGACTTATTCTCGTCTAGTGCTTGCTCTGTGGTGTCAACGAATACGAGGTCGCGGGAGCGAGTGTCGCCTCCTTTGACTACGAATTCTGCAACTGCTTTAGGTGCAGTTCTTCTTACTGCTGATCCAGCTGCAATAGTTGCAGTGCTGCCAGCATATGTCGTGTGTAACTCAAGCGCCGTCGCTGAGGTAACCTCTCTGACAATGTAAGCAACACCTGAAAGCTCCAGGATGTCACCAACTTTGACGAGGTTATCAGAAGCGTCGGTGAAGTCACCAGCTGTTGTAACCGTGGCGTCGCCATTAGTTGCTACAACTGCGGTGCCCATCGCTTTCGCGTCAAGTGTTCCGTAGATTGCCATTTTACTCCGAGGACAAGTTGTATTCCTATATTTTATTTATAAAGGGGAGCAACTACTCCCCTTAAGATTAGTCGCGTGCTTTCAATGCTTCTTCGACTTTTGCGAAGAGCTCGTCGTCAGCGCTTGTCTTAGTCAGTTTTACTGCTTTGCCAACAATAAGAAGACACAGGTCGATGAGTTTCTCACCAAGCTCTGCGTCATCAGGAATCTTAGCAACAGCAGCGTCTACTACTTTGTATGCGAGGGGTAGAAGAAAGTTAAGCATGATTCTATACTATAAAGAGCTCTACCCTATATAGCATTTTTTAGCCTGCTTTATATCCTTGTCTCTTAGCATCATGATCAGCAGTCATCTGCATCATCTTTGCTTTCATGCGATCCTTTGCTTTTTGCTTTGACTCAGAATCGTCAACCTTAGCAGGTGCACAGACTTCTTCTTTCTTAACGTCTTCACCTGGCTCATACCACTTGCCATCGCCGTCAGAGTCTTGCCAACGCTTACCTGCCTTAGCGGCTTTGATATGCTTGTCCTTTTTCTTGGCAGATTCTTTCAGAGCATCTATTTCTGCTTGAAAACGTTTTCTAAATGATTCAGACATAAGGTCCTCCTTTTTTGGATTGATGGTAACTCCGCCCTTCTTTTTAGTAGGTAGCTTGTTAGCTGAGTTGGTGGGTTTCATTCCATCTCCTCCATTTGTTTAAGCTCTGCTTCAGAGAATAGTCCCGAGGCAGACAACTTATTTATAAACTCCTCATTCTTTTTCTTGAGGTTTGCTTTGCGATACTCAAGATCTGCACGGGTGCCACGATCCATTTTACCCTGAGATTTGGGTTTGGTCTTGCCACCTTCATCAGGTTGAGATCCAGGGTTTGCTGCCTTAACTCTACGTCCATGAGTGTATTCAGCACCACTCATCTTCGAGTCACCAGACACCATCTTACCACCAGAGGATCTATCATCCTTGTATTCGGCAGAAGACTGACCATGCTTACCTTTGTAACGCTCTTCCAATTCCTCTTCTTTGACACAGTTGGGGACTTGCTTGCCACCCTTAGTCTTTGTGCCCTTTGCTTTGTATCCGTCCCAACATTTGCTTGCACCCACATTCTTGCGTGCTTGCTTCATACCCTCAAGCATTTGTTGGTGGAGATCTTCAATGTCAATACCTACTGTTTCGCGTTGCATGTTAAGACCGATGTCACCTGCTTCCTTAGCAGTCTTGTCGCCTTTCTTACCGACAACAATGTAACGACCGTCTGCTTTCTTTCCAGTGATGACATAGGATTCACCCTTAGATTGGATGACACGTCCGACATTACGGTCGTCATGCATCCCTTTTTTCTTCTTGATTTCATCACGATCCACAGGGAATCCAGCGTATCCTTCAACAGCAGGCTCCCACTCTTCGTAGGCTGCCTTCACTTTGAGTGCACCTTCATACAGGCGAGCGGTGTCTAAATGCTGTCCAGTCTCAATGGCGGAGAGGATCTTGGACTGCTCTTTCAGACTATAGCCAGCAAGTGCAGCAGATACTTTAATGTTTAGAGTCATCGTCTTAACAGTTTTGCGTATTAACTATTTATTTGTAGCGGATTTTCTAATTTCTGCATTGAATGCAGAGAATTTCTTGGTTGCCTGACCAGGTGTCATGTCCTGCAGTGCCTTCCTATATGTATCAGTCCCAACTTTCCACTCATTTCCACTACCGTTATCAGCAGAATAGTTAGATTGATCTAATGGTTGATCTGCAACTTCAGTAACATGTTGCAACCATGCTCTATGCTCACCACCCATACCGTCTTTCATAATAATATAGTTTGGTCCTCTATGGACAATCTCACCAACCATTCCAGTGTCATCATGCTCTACGATTGCACCAACCTTATAGATGTGGTTGAGCATGTAGTAATCACGAAAGGTTTCAAAATCTAGTTTAGGTGCATACTCCCATACAGATGACTCATGCACTTCTGATTTCTTCCTACTCTTCTTAGGAGGAGGAGTCATGCCCTTAAGGACATCTGCCATCAGTTGTTTGCTATGTTTTACGTCGTGTCCTTTGGGCATTCCTGCGTGGAATGAATCGTGGTCACCAGATTGAGCATGGGCACGCATCTTACTGGCAGAAAGATTCTCAATAGGGTCGTCGGAATCATCAGCGCGAGCGCCAGCAGACTTAATATTAATAGATTTGAAATCATAATGCTTACCATTATACTTGTTGGCAAGAGTCTCAAACTCTTTCACTCTATCATCACCAACAACCATAGTGACATGCTCATGACCTTCGTCATGCAAGTCTCTTAGGATGTCAAAGATGTTTCTATGTGCCTCATTATTTTGGATCTTATCTGCGTGATTCTTAAACATCTTACGCATATGATCTACCTTCTGCTGTGCAGAAAGAGGATTCTTCTTATGATCCTGAGACCTTGAAGGGTAGATACGATAGTTACCAGAGTCACCACCATGCGCCTTGACTGCATCAAGAAGTTTGCCATGCCCAGCATGAGGAGGGTTGAATCTCCCGAATGTGATAGCAACATGCTTGTCGTCTATCTTATCCGATGCTTTGCGCTGACCTTTTGGTGAGGTTGCAGGTTTCGCCGTCTTCTTAGCGGCTTCTGCTGCTTCCCTGATGAATTGAATGAATCTCATTTACCCCAGTCTTTTGCTACGGTGAAGTTTGCTCTAGAGAACTCTAGTCTATCGACGAGTTTGAGTGCTGTGCCATCTTTGATGGCCACAAATCCTTCTGGACTTGTCGCTTTGTAACCATTCTCGTCTTCTAGGAAGGTGCCAATACCTTCAATCTTCTTCAGTTTATTTATCACTTGCTCTTTTGCAGCAATCAGATCTTTGAAACCTGTAAATGCTGATTTCATAACAGATGTGTTACTATTTAGGTATTTAATTGCGTTGGTCTTACGTTTAGTCCACTCTTGCTGTGACCTCTCAGTCTTTTTCTTAGCGATCTCTGCATCATATTTGTCATTTACAAACTTGATATACCCATTAGCAATACCTGTAGCGTCAGGAATCACACCACCACGGATGACTTGGTTGAAGTAGATCTTGAAGAGAGCAGGAGGTGCGAATGACTGTGGTCCTTGTGCCCTTTGAATCTCATTAAGAAACCTGCTGCCAGTGCGAAGGTTTCTTTTTGCTTTAGCGATAGTCATATTGATATTGGTGATCTCACCAGCGGAGAGGTTAGCAATACCATTTACATTTTGAAACTCAGATGAGAAGACTGCGACATCTGCAACACCCTGCAGACCAGATACATCAGCACCAAATCCTGCTGTCATATCAGCAACACTGCTACCTCTGTAAGTGGTGTGGAAGACAATACCAAGATTAGATGCTCCCACTTTGCTACCCATCTCTGTGTTTTTCTCCACACAGTATGTGATGGTGTTGGGTTTGAATTTATAACAACTCTTACCACCCATGACTACGACAGGTGGAGTCTTTGTATACAACAAGTCACCTTGGACCACACCTTCAATGGGAAGTTTCTTCAACTCTTTGAGGCACTGCTTCAGGATACCAGCGATTGCACCAGTAGGATAGTAATAATCAATCAACTCATCGTTGTAGCAAATCTTAGGCTCAGTCTTATTGAAGACTGACTTAGTGCCTACGAAAAACTCACCATTCTTAGGGTCAGTGCCACAGATAATAGCAGGAGCACCGTCCCACTTGACGGTTACCTTAGTGCTGCTACCACCGTGACCAGTGGTAAGCATGTCACGCAAGGACTCAAGGAAGTTGATAGCGTTGGTAGCGCCAGCATATCCTTGATTGAAGATGTCGTCCTCTAGGTGCTCTAGGTGTGTGTTTTTGCTCATGGTTTTATTATAGGACAGAATGAAGCGGTGGCTGGGTGCGAGTGGACACTTTAGGCACTGGCGTAGCGACCGATCAGGGTGCCTAAGTAGCGACCCTTCTCAACATAGTTTCTAAAGTATGGTGCTCCTTTGATATTCTCAACCTTGACTCTAAGAATCAAGAGTTGCTGTGTGGTTTCACCTTTCTTATGTATCGTAATGATAGGTAATGCACCACCAGATCCCATACCTTTCTTATATTCAACGTCCCATTCCTGATTGACAATTACGTTTGCAAGATTACCAAAGTTATATACCCTTGCATCACCTCTATTCAGTTGGACCAACTCAACATGCTCTTCATTTGATGTTGCATAGTGATCAATCGCTCTACCAAGTTTGGTCATCATTCCCATTGCATCATCACTATTCAGTTTACTCTGCACAACATCTGCAACATAATCATACAACATGTTGACTGCACCAAAGGTGTCATGCTCGATCTCTTTTAATTTATTGTATGCATCCTTCTTAGATGAAACATCAATGCCAAACAATTTCTCCCAATACTCTTTGTATCCTGGTTTGTTACCAACCTTCTCAAAGAGAGTGCCACCCTGTTGACCAAACTGTTTAACATCACCTGCCTTCAGTGATACTTTGATATCAACATCCTGCATCACGTTTTTATCATCTGTGATCTTTACTAGGACATCAACCTTTGTTGTCTGCTGTCCACCTA